GCACTTACCAGTCCCTCCTCTCCGGAGGGGACCTCGAAATCTATTTTCGAGGGGCTACACCCGGTCAGAGTGCAGGCTCCACGTGGAGACTTGTGCTGTACGACTGACGCTCGCTTACCTGGACGGTAAGCGACGGAACCGGTGTACACGGCAGAATAAGGCCAAAGGTCGGCCCCCGAGTATACAAGAGACCCCACGGGATCTCAATTGTAAACTCTAGGTCGGCTACGGCTTCATCTGTTATATGCGTAATGACGCTATCTGGCAAGACAGAGTTACGGACTCCGGCGTGGTGGTAAATATACCACCCCAAAGTCGGTTCCTCCTCTTCTTGTGGGCGGCTTAACATTTGTTCCCATGTTAAAAAACATCGGTACACGTTATGCCACTCTTTCAGAGTCATACGCACCATCGGGGAAGGGGCGATTCGCTGGTTTCGCGCCGCCACCTCGGCACTGTTTAAAACAGTACCGGGGCGACGGTTTGCCATAGCTAATACCTTCTGGCGAAAAGGCCCTTCAGGGAGTGCTTGACCTAAGTCAAGCATTTCCTGTCGGGTTTTTGCCATAAGGAGAATCAACCCTTCTTCCGATGTCGGAATGTAGATGTCCTCGGGTACTCCGCATAGCTCATAAAGGTCCTTCTCGCGAAGGGCCCTCGCTAAGCGTGTCCGACCGAACTCGTTGTATTGGGATTTTATTCCTAATCCACCGAATTTGGTCGGCCAACTCGGGTCGACACCCATTTCTTTCAAATGGCGATACAGTTGCCAGTAAGGGGAGCGGTTAAGGGGTATTTCTACCCCATGACGCGCTCCCAGTCCTTCAACTGAACCGCCCTGTGAAAACCAAGTATTCTGTCTGACTCCCCTCGGGGCAAGTATAGGCGCCCAGGGAAATATCCCTAGGGGCTTACCGTCTCTCAAGAATACCTCTGTGTATACAGCCAAATGCCTGTGGTAGACATCTTTCGTCTTACTAAGGACACCGCCGACTAAGGCGATGTTCCTACTGAAACGCTCAGATACTACTTTCCGAACAGGAAAAATGCTGTCATCCCCGGTGGTGCGAATTCGGTCCCATCCTACGGGAACACGCCACTTCAATAAAGTTGTGGCTTGTTTCTCGCCTTGGAGACGCCGACTAAACGCACTAAGATCAGGGGTCGCGACACGGTTCTTTAGGATTCGGCGCTGTCTTTCGACAGTACCCTCTCCTAGAGCCCGCTCATAACTCATTAAAGTTATCAGTGGAAGCACGGGCCAGGAAGTAGATACTCCCATTGGCATCCCGCGCTTCGTAACGCGACCTCGATCGGTCCGGATCATTTCGTGGGGATAAGGGAGGATCCAGGATGGATCTCCTTTTACAGGCTCGATAGGAGCAACACCTAACATGCGGGCGAACCGCGCATCTGGCGGGGGAAGTAGGAAATACTTCTCCACAGATGCACGGATTGCTTTGTGTTCGGTTGAACCTATCAGGTTGTAATACCCACAAACTACGTTTACGACGTCTGCGTACCATGGAAATTGGTCCGGCAGCCTTTTACCTATTTCTAGGTAGAAGTGCCGGGTCAGTTCCACGTCGTGCGTGTCCGTCGCAGTGGTAAGGTCGGGGCTTCTCCAGGAGTACTTCGGTACGGCTGGGGGGGCCCGACTAACCCCTCTTAGGGAAGGAGCGATTCTAGGATCGACCATGAGGAATTCTTGGGCCATGGCCCGCAGAACCTTTGCCATGAGCACCACTGGCGCCATGGTCATAGTCGGCATTCGTACCTTCCAACCCCGTTCCTTTACGCAAACGGCCGCCATTGGAGGGTGAAAGAAGTTTTCTTTGCACCCCCCAATGCACGTCCTCGCGTGCGGGAACATCGGCTGGAGAGCCGATATGCAACCTGCCACCAGATATAAGGATGGGAGGTACCTTTCTGGTGCTTCCCCCTCTAATCGGCAATGGTTGCGAACCTCCCTGGATATTTCGTCTGACCAGCTCGCCAT